ACTAAAGGCAGATTATTATGTCATTAATGGATCGGATGAAGGACGTTTTCTTGACACGGTTCGGAACAGTGCGAAGAACTTCGCATCTACAGTCTCTCTTACGAGTGACTCGAAACATAAAGTCATCATCATTGACGAAGCAGACAATACCACTTCCGACGTACAACTCCTCCTTAGAGCGTCTATTGAGGAGTTCTCCAGAAACTGTAGATTTATTTTCACCTGCAACTATAAGAACAAGATTATCGAACCGCTCCATAGTCGGTGCAGTGTGGTTGACTTTGCTATTAATAAAAGAGACAAGCCGACTATTGCTGCCGAATTCTTCTCAAGATTAAATTATATCTTAGAGCAAGAAAAAGTAGAGACTGATAAGAAAGTTCTTGCAGAACTTATTAATAAACATTTTCCAGATTGGAGAAGAGTTCTTAATGAGTGTCAGAGATATTCTGTTAGTGGTAAAATAGATAGTGGCATACTTGCTGCGTTCTCAGACATTGCTGTAAATGATCTCATTAAAAATCTCAAACACAAAAACTTCTCCGAGGTTCGGAAGTGGGTTGTTACCAACATGGATAACGACACTTCTGTTTTATTGCGTCGTATTTACGATAGCTTATATGATTCCTTGGAGCATAGCAGCATACCTGCTGCTGTCCTTATTATCGCAAAATATCAATACCAGATTGCGTTCGTCGCAGATCAAGAGATTAATCTTTTGGCGGCGTTAACAGAAATTATGGTGGAGTGTGAATTCAAATGACTGTAAAATTAATTCGTATGTGGTCTGGTGAAGATGTAATCGCCGACATAGTTAAAGAAACTGCTGATGTATTGGTGATCACTGATCCAATCGTTGCTGTTCCTTCAAATCAGCAAGGGCAAATTGCATTTGCACCTTGGTCTCCTTTAGTTAAGAAGGATAAACTTGAAGTCGTGATGTCTTATGTTGTATACATTGCAGATCCTCAAGATGAAATTATTGAACAATATAATACAATGTTTGGTAAGATATCAAAACCTACTAAAAAATTGATTATTTAATTATGACTAAATCAACATTTACAAAAAGAAAAGCACAAATGAAATCATCAAGTTATTACTTATTCTGGGGCATAGCAACAGTCGCAGTTGTTGCAGGTCAAGTTTATGTCGGTACTGGATATCGTCAGATGGCAAAATCAATGAATAGATGGTTTGAAGAAACTATTGATATTATTACTATGCCAAGAAGAAATAGTGGAGCATATATGCCAATGGTTAATCCCGATGATTACATTATTTGGCAAACAATAGATGATGTCAATTAAAGCTCTTAAAACACCATTGAGATATCCTGGTGGTAAATCAAAAGCAATCAAAACTTTATCCCAATGGTATCCTAAAAATATATCAGAATATCGTGAACCTTTTATAGGTGGTGGTTCAATTGCAATTGATATAACTAAATCTAATCCAGATATTCCTGTTTGGATCAATGATCTTTATGTGCCATTATATAATTTTTGGGTACAATTAAGAGATAATGGTGAAGAGTTATCAGAAAGAGTTGAAGAAGAAAAACAAAATACTTTAGACGAGGGTAACAAAGATAGAGTAACTGCAAAGGCAAAGGAATTATTTAATAAGTATAAAGAAGAGATTGATACTTATGATGACCTTGAAAAAGCAGTTGCATTTTTTGTAATGAACAAATGTAGTTATTCTGGTCTCACAGAAAATAGTACATTTTCACAAACAGCATCTAACTCTAATTTTTCATTAGTAGGTGCTAGAAAGTTAAAAGAGTTTTCAAAGTTGATTCAACATTGGAAGATTACAAATATTGATTACTCAGAAGTTATGAATGCAGATGGGTCTGATAATACATTTGTATTTCTTGATCCTCCATATGATATTAAAGATTTTTTATATGGCAAGAATCGTGAAATGCATAAATCATTTGATCACGATTTATTTGCAGAAAATGTATATAAATGCAATCATACTTTTATGATTACTTATAATCAAAATCACAAGTTAATGTTATTATATCAAGACTATGAATTGAATTTTTGGAATCTTAGGTATTCAATGGCACATAGAGGAGAGAAAGGAAGTGACGATAATATGAAGACAGAATTGTTAATTACTAACTATAGTATAAACCCAGTAACACCAATAGAAGAATTACTAACTACATGACAGAATTCATTCAAAGACATATCGGTATTACCGAAACAGAACAGGCTCAAATGTTAAAAGATTTGGGTCTTTCTTCGTTAGACGAATTAGTAAGACAAGTTGTTCCAGATTCAATTCTACTTCGTGGAGATGATAATTTACCAGAACCTTGTAGTGAACAACAAGCACTTGAAGAATTAAAAGAAATTTCTGAACATAATATTGTTAAAAGAACTTTGATTGGTCAAGGATATTATGGGACAATAACACCATCAGTAATTTTAAGAAACGTATTTGAAAATCCATCTTGGTATACATCCTATACACCTTATCAGGCAGAGATATCACAGGGTAGACTAGAAGCATTATTTAATTATCAAACATTAATCACAGAACTTACTGGATTGCCAGTTGCAAATGCATCATTATTAGATGAAGGAACTGCAGCAGCAGAAGCAATGATACTTGCATATAGTCAATCTACTAGGAAAATGGTTTTAGTTGATAGTAAGATATTTCCACAAACTCTTGAAGTATTAAAAACAAGAGCAAAACCATTAGATATTGAAATTAAATTGATAGACTTAGATGTAGTTCCAGATCTAGGTGATATATCATTATCATTTGGAATCATTGTACAATTACCAAATAATCATGGTAAGTTACGTCATCCTGATGGATTACTAAGATGTGCAGAAGTTTATAAGTGTATGAAGATTGCAATTGTAGATCCTTTAGCACAAGTGTTGATGCAACCTGTAGGTGAGTTAGGATTTGATATTGCAGTTGGTAGTATGCAAAGATTTGGAGTGCCTATGGGTTTTGGAGGACCTCATGCAGCATTCTTTGCAACCACTGAGAAATATAAACGTAAGATTCCTGGACGTATTGTAGGGCAGTCGGTAGATAGTCAAGGTAATAAAGCACTACGCTTAGCATTACAAACAAGGGAACAACACATAAGAAGAGACAAAGCAACATCCAATATATGCACTGCTCAAGCACTCCTCGCAAATATGGCAGGTTTTTACGCTGCTTACCACGGTGCGGAAGGTCTGAAAAGAATAGCAAATAGAGTACTCCGATATAGACAATTGTTATTACTAGCATTGAAATGGTGTGATGTTGAAGTTGATGAATCAGAGGGATTTGATACTGTTAGATTTAAAGGTAAAAAAACTTTAGAAGATTTTAATGTAAGGTATGAAGATGGTTGGACTATTTTATCATTAGATGAATGTACAACTATAGAAGAGATTGCATTGATAGTACATTCTCAGTATCCTAATTTTCCTTTTGAGGTAACTGATATTATTAAAAAATATGAGTGGATGAGTATTCCTCTAAGAAAAAAACCTTGGTTAACTCAAGAAGTATTTAATAAGTATCAGAGTGAAACTAATATGATGAGATACATTTATGAGTTAGTATCGAAAGATTTTTCACTTGTGGATGGTATGATGCCACTTGGTAGTTGTACTATGAAACTTAATGCAGCATCAGAACTCATGCCTGTAAGTTGGAATGAGTTTGCAAATATGCATCCATTTGTGCCAGAAGATCAAACTGTTGGATATCAAAGAATCATATTTGATTTAAAAGAATGGTTATGTGATATAACAGGATTTGCTGACATTTCATTACAACCAAATGCAGGTTCACAAGGTGAGTATGCAGGTCTTCTTGCAATACAAGAATATCATAGAAGTCGTGGTGATAGCAATAGGAATGTATGCTTAATTCCTACAAGTGCACATGGAACTAATCCTGCATCAGCAGTCATGGCAGGTATGAAGATAGTTCCTGTCAATTGTGATGAGGATGGAAATATTGATATGGCAGACTTAGAGAAAAAGGCAATTATGAATACCTTTGAACTTGCTGCAGTTATGATTACATATCCTTCTACTCACGGTGTGTTTGAACCTACTATTAAAGATATTTGTAGAATCATACATGACAATGGTGGTCAGGTATATCTTGATGGAGCAAATTTAAATGCACAAGTTTGTCTAGCAAAACCATGTGAGTATGGTGCTGATGTGTGTCATCTTAATCTACATAAAACATTCTGCATTCCTCATGGTGGTGGAGGACCTGGTGTAGGACCGATTGGTGTTGCATCACATCTCACACCATTTATAAATCAAAGAGTATCAGCATCTGAATTTGGTAGTGCAAGTATATTACCTATCAGTTGGATGTATATTCGTATGATGGGTGGAGAAGGATTAAGAAAAGCAAGTGAGATATCCTTGCTGTCAGCAAACTGGTTGGCAAATGAAATTGATCCACACTTCAAAGTTTTGTATAAAGCAGAGAATGGTCGTGTTGCACATGAATGTATTTTTGATTGTCGTACATTACCAGTTTCAGCAGAAGATGTTGCAAAGAGATTAATGGATTATGGTTTCCATGCACCTACATTATCTTGGCCAGTTACAAATACTATGATGGTAGAACCAACTGAAAGTGAATCACTTGACGAACTTAAAAGGTTTGTGAAGGCAATGGAGATGATACAAAGAGAAATTTATACTGATAAAACTATCTTGAAAAACGCACCTCATACCGCAAGGGTTGTCAGTTCGGACGAATGGGTGTATAATTATACCAGAGAACAGGCAGCATATCCTGTGAGTCAGAATAATAAATTCTGGCCAGCAGTATCAAGAATTGATAATGTTTACGGTGATCGTAATCTTGTATGCTCTTGTTCTACTTATTTTGATGATGTATCTGATGGAACTTAAAGATTGGTTAAACTCTATAAACTTAACAAAAAAGAATTTAATTGATGAAGATCCATCTATTGAAAAGGACTATCCTCCTTATATAATTAACCGTTGTTTCTCTGGTCATCTTGATGCAATTATGTTTGCAAATGAGATGAATATGTCTTCTTTTTTACCAAAGAAGATGCAATATGACTTTTTTATAAATATCCTCAGAACTAAGAAGAGATTCTCTCCTTGGCTCCGCAAAGATACAATTAAAGATATTGATTATGTAAAACGTTACTATGGTTATAGTAATGAAAAAGCAAAGCAAACGTTGACAATTCTAACTAAAGAACAACTTGCTTTCATTAAATCGAAGTTTGAAACTGGAGGAACAAAATGAGTGTGGTACAAGTACCAGAGGTGAAATGGGCGCCTGATAGAATGGTCGAGGTAGTCTTGGGTGAACCAGACGATTTTTTAAAAGTTCGTGAGACACTAACTCGTATTGGAGTTGCATCGAGAAAAGAGAAAAAGATATATCAATCATGTCATATACTGCATAAGCAGGGAAGGTATTATCTTGTCCACTTTAAAGAACTTTTTGCTCTTGATGGGAAACACGCTAACCTTACTATTAACGATGTTCAGCGTCGGAATCGTATTGCTCAGCTTCTTGCTGATTGGGGTCTAATAAGTATTGTAAATGTAGAAACAATACAAGACATTGCACCTTTAAATCAAATTAAAGTATTAGCATACAAAGATAAAGGTGATTGGATATTAGAAACAAAGTATAATATTGGTAGTAAAAAGAAGAAGGTTGAAGAGACTGAAGAAAAAGAGTAATTTTACTTTAAACTATTTGTAATGAAAAAATTTATTTTTGATGTAGACGGGACATTAACACCAAGTCGCAAGCAAATTCATCCAGGATTCTCTGCAGAGTTTCTTATATTTTGTTGTAAGTTTGATACTTACTTAGTAACAGGAAGTGATAAAGATAAAACTATTGAACAGGTTGGATCAGATATTTACAACCGATGTAAAAGAGTATTCAATTGTTCTGGTTCAGATATTTACGATGGGAGAAATAGTGTTTATAGATCAACTTGGAAACCATCTGATGAATTAATATCTTTTTTAAATGATGAGTTAGACAATAGCACCTTTCCAACAAGAACAGGTAATCATATAGAACATAGACCTGGCGGAATAAACTTTAGTATTCTTGGTAGAGGTGAAGGTAATATGGAAGGAAGAGATGAATATGTAAAATGGGATATTAATACTAGTGAAAGAGTATCAATGGCAGATAGAATTAAAACTCAGTTCCCTGATTTAAATGTACAGATAGGAGGACAAACAGGACTTGATATATCTGATAGTGATAAGAGTCAAATAATTAAATACTTTAATTTTGATGATGATCTTCACTTCTTTGGTGATATGATGGAAAGAGGTCAAAATGATTATCCTTTAGCAGAAGCAGTAAAGGAAAGATTAGGTAAAACATATCAAGTTAAAGATTGGGAAGAAACTAGAAAATTAGTTAATCAATTTTCTTCTACTTTTGTAACTGGTTTAAAATTAAAGTAGTTATGGAAAGAATTATTTTTAGGATTGATCAGGATGGTAATGTCACTGAAGAAGTTCAGGGAGTAACAAATGATACATGTATAGATATTACAAAAGAAATAGAAGATACTCTAGGTTCTATTAAAAACCGAAAATTCAAACCTCAATATTATCAAAAACAAAATGTCACATTTCACCAACATCAAAACGAAACTAAAGGATAAAGATTTCCTAATTAAAGCATTACATACTATCGGATATACTGGAACAGAAAATGTATTGTTGAAGAACCCTTCCAACCATCAACATGAAGAAGTTCAAGTTGAAATAGGAGTAACTAAGTATGATACAAGTCTGGAAGTAATGAGACCTATGACAGCTGGATTCAAGATTAATGATGATGGGATATTTGAATTAGTTACTGAAGTTGATACTTGGCACGAATCATTTCCTATTGAAAGATTCCTACAGAAAGTAACTCAGGCATATGCAAAATATGCTGTAGTAGAAACCGCACAGTCAAAGGGGTTTAAGGTAACAACCGAACAGAAAGATGTTGATAACACCATAGAAATAGTAATGGAAAAGTGGTAGTATTAGTTAAATAGAAGTGAATGCCGAAAGGGTTCACATTTTATACTCGCTTTTAAAGGAGAACTATTATGACTGCGCTACAACGCTATCACTCTGCTAATCTTCCAGAACTAATGAAGATTATTTCTAAGAATGGGATAGGAATGGACGATTATCTAGATCGTTTCTTTAACAATTCTTACGAAACTACAACAAACTATCCACCTTACAATCTTATTCATGTAAATAATGTTGAGTCTGTACTAGAGATTGCTCTTGCAGGGTTCAGTAAAAAAGAGTTAAAGGTTTACACTGAATATGGAAAACTTATTATCGAAGGACAAAAAGAAATTAAGGAGACAAAATCCGAGTATGTCCATCAAGGACTGGCTCAGAGATCTTTCACAAGAGAATGGACACTCTCAGATGATGTTAAAATCAGGGATGTCCAATTTAAAGACGGACTTCTTACCGTCAACTTGGGTAAAATAGTTCCAGAGTATCATACTCGAAAAGACTATCTTTAAACATAATTGAGTTCGAGATGGAACTTAGGGATCTTGACGATCCCTTTTTTTTATGCTATAATATTTTTACAGTCGGAAGACTAAACAAAAAATAGAATACTATGCTTTTTAAAATAGAAAAGTCAGGAGTCACTCTACGTGACAAAAAACTGATTGAAGAAAGTTTACCAACCCCTAAACAATATGCAGGTTGGAAATTTAAAGAATATAGATGGATTGATCCATCAAAGTTAGTTACAAAACACAACGGTTTTACAGATAATTCTGTTCGTAGAGGTGGAACACCAGATAGTGAATCTCTTGAAGAATTATTAAGAAGAGGATTAGATACAACAAAATTAACTATTTCTGTTTGTCCAGATAATAATGTGATAAATGGATTTACAAGAACTGGAAAACTTATTGTAATAGGTTACAGAGAGTGGATAGTTGCTGTGTATGAAAATGATGAAGATACAAAAACTGAGTTTCAAGAAGATCTAGAAGATTACTTAGATGATATGAGATTAGGTGCGAATGAAGGAGATGGTTCTACTCCTGCTAGTACAGAAGATTTTCAAGAGATAGGTATTAAACGTTTTGAAAATAGAAAAGATAAATCATCTTTAGCTGTTTCACGTTGGGTGAATAGTATACCTCATCCTTTCTCAAAAAAACAAGTAGAGGGAATTGCTAATCATGTAATGAAGCATCACAAAAGAAAAGGAGTTGTGCAGAAATATAGTCGTGATGAAGCAGAGAAAAAAATTGCTAAAATAGCACCAAATGCGGAAGTGTTGAATACAAAATCAAAAACTTACATGACCCGTATGTTCACTGAAAAAATTATGCCATCAGTAATTAATGGTAATGGTCCTGTTGAATTTGTTACTTTCCATACTGATGCT